TGGTGGTTGTTGGTGGCCGACCCGGCAGCGGGAAATCGGTCCTGATGTTGCAGATGTTGCTGGCGTCGGTCAGCCCTGCACAGGCTGGCGTGTTTGTTTCGCTGGAGATGATGGCAGCGGAGATCAGCGAGCGGCTGAGCACGCGATTCAGACGGGACACGCTGCAGAATCTCAACCTGCACTATCTGGACAGCACCAGCAATCTCGGGGCAATCGTGGCACTGCTGAAGGTCACGGCACGGAGGAAAAATCTGTGCGGGATTGCGGTGGATTATCTGCAGTTGCTGGAGGTGGCCGTGAGCCGGGCAGACAACCGAGAGAGGGAAATCGCGAAGGCATCTCGGAGCCTGAAGCGGTTGGCATTGGACCTGCAGGTGCCGATTATCGTGGGCAGCCAACTCAATCGGGACACAGAAAAGCGGGGGCAGCCGACGCTGGCGGACCTGCGGGAATCCGGAGCGATTGAGCAGGACGCGGACGTGGTGATTCTGATTCACCCGGCCAAGAATCTGGACGAAGGCGAGGGCGAAACCAAGCTGATCGTTGCAAAGAACCGGGGTGGCAGACTTAGCACGGTGGACGTGCAACTGGACGGGCCGAGATACAATTTCAAGGCGAAGGCAAAGTTTGAGGAGTACGACCGATGGCGGAATTGAGTCAGGCAGACAGGGCGTTACTGCAACAGGCACAACAGCAAGCGAGGGCACGAATGAGCGGACGAACGATCGACGAAACCGGCAAGGACATCAGCGAGCTACAGGGGCAGCCGGAGCTGGTCTGGACTGGCTGGTATTGGACGGGTACGCATACCGTCTGGGTAGTCGGGCGCAGTGCAAATGGATCGAGAATTTTTGTGCAGTATAAATCTGAAGCCGATTGGTTGTTGCTGGACATTTGCCGGCACTGGCAGCGAGTGCATGAGGCCGTGCGGGAGTCAGGGCTAGGGTTTGGATGGAGGCCAGATCGTTGAACCTGTTGACAATCCCGGACGCCGTGGCCACAATGGTCGGCAACGGAGGACGGCAGGACGCCACACAATCACAGGGCCAGGACGGCCGCGCGGCTGCCGTGCCACCTCCGGGCGCACCATACGGCAGCCGCGATTTCAAGTCCTGTGGTGGGATTACGGAGGCGGTTATGGGTAAGGCGGCGCAGAAATTTGCGACATCAGTGACGGGCAAGTGTGGCGGTCTGACGGGCAGCAATGAGGACGGCGACAGAGTCGCGATTGATCCCATTCTGATCACCACGCTGATTACGACCATTCTCCCGGCGTTGGTACAATGGTTCCAGTCCTGCCGGGAGAAGCGAAGACAACAGGACCAGACACCGCAGCAGCAGTTGGCAGCGGCACACTACAACCAGACACAGCGCGAAAAGAACGTGGCAGCACTGCAGCAGCGAATTCTTCAGGAGTGCAAACGGGGTTCACTGGCAGAGAAAAAACGCGCCCGCCAGACCGGACTGCCGGCGGACCTGGGGCGGTTTGCGATCACTGCCGAATCAGCCTATCGACTGGCAGACAAGATGCACACCGAGGCAGCCACCATGCCCGCACGCGATGCGGCTGCGTTGTGCGCTGAGTGTGGCATCACATGAGGGCGTTACTTCTGCTGCTGACAATGCTGCAGGACGGCAACGCGATTGAGTTCCCCGAGCCTCCTGCACCTGCGCCGGTCATTCAGGACGATACAGCCCCACAGCCGAGCGTGGACACGTTTTCCACGGACCAGTTATACCTGATTCAGTCGGACATCGCGCTCGTGATTTTGGCGAGTCCTGCGGGAGTGCTGCAGGTCACGCCAGCGAAACAGGGAGCCGTGATTTTCTCACGGTTTGCTGGTGGTAAATCACTGGAGGAAAAGACGGTCACAAGGGCGAATGGGTACGTTGTGCGCGGTCTGGCTGCGGGCACGGCAGAGCTGTTGATTCTGCCTGCGGGGTCTGCGGATCTGACGGACTTGCGAAGGCGGATTCTTAACGTCACGGCAGCAGAGACAACACCACCCGACGGCAGGCCGCAGCCTCCGGCGGATGATGTGGCAGCGGCTTTCAGGGCCTACGAAAAATCGTGGCGAGCGGCGCAGGGCGAGCTGGCGGACCGTTTGGAGTCGGGGGAAATCACGACTGAAAAGGCGGCTGCCGATTGGTTCGCGGTGGCCGGTCAGGAAGCACGGAAACAGGCGTTCTTGCCGCTGCTGAGGGCTGAGTCAATCGTGTTCGGCGGTGAGGGCTGGACGGCTGAAAAGCACGCACGCTATATCAGGAGATACGCCAGTGGTGGCAATGGCAAATCTGCTCAGGCCAACTGATGCGGAGCGTCAGGCGGTCGGCAGGCGAGTCGGGGCGACGTTCCCGGCGAGCAATTTTCCGGGCTATCTGGACGTGCTGCGAGATCCCGCCAACAGCCCGTTGACGCGGATGCAAGTGGAAAGGCAGCAAAGAAACGACTGCCAGGGCAACGCAACTGCAAACGGCGAGGAGGTCCGGTCGTGGTATTGCAGCGGGCGGCGAGTCATGCCGGTGCTGTCCGAGATGTACGCCTACAATGCTTCGGAATACGTGATGCAGCCGAGCAATGTCGGCGGCGACCGTGGCACGTCGATACATTCCGGGGTGCGGGTGTTGTGTGAGGGCATTCCCGGTCTGCAGGTTGATCCGGGGTTGCCCACGGAAGCTGTCTGGCCTTACGCGCAATACTGCCGGAGGGCGTCGGAGTTTGTCCGGTGTTGTCAGGGCCTGCAGGTTGAGGCACCACACGTCACCGAAGTCAAGGATTTGCCCGAGTGGGACGATATGTTGGCGGCACTCGCTGCAGGTGCAACAGGGCATATTGGCACGTTCTGGGGCGTCAGCTGGAAGCAGGTGCCGGGTGCACCGAAGCGGGTCATGGATCAGGCACCGAGATCTGGCGGCGGACATGCCACCGAGATCATCTGGGCTATCGAGGTCGGCAGCGAGTGGTATCTGGCGGTGTGGAATTCTCACGGCGATGGGTACTATCTGATGTCACGGCGGTGCTATGAGCAACTGTGCAAAAACAAGTGGGAGCCGTTCGGGGGCTACCTGCTGACGCCGGATCGCATGGTTGAGAGATACGACAGAATCACGCAGGGCGGAGGGTATTTCGCATGATTGGATTACTTGGCAAGTTACTGACAGCAGTGTCCGGAGAGTGTGTCGTGGGATGTTGTGTCGTGGCAGGCTTCGCGGTGCTCACGACAGAAACGTTCGACCAGCAACCGCTATTGGACGAACCGACTCCCGCAGCCGTGGCGGATCTGGCCACGTTGGCGAAGCGGGTGAATGACCTTGAGCAGCGGGTGCGGGATCTGGAAACCGGAAGGCCAGCACAACCGCCGGTGGCATCCGCGCCCGCTGCCGAGGATCTGCCGGTGCTGGAGATCCACAGCGAAGCGTGGTGTGGTCCCTGCCAGACGCTGAAGGCCGATTTGCAGGCACTGGGAGAGGCAGGCGTGGCCATCAAATGGGTGCGGTTCTCTGACCGAGTTCCTGCCATGCGATGGACAAACGCGGACGGCGAACAGGTGGTCCAGACAGGCTACACGCGGGGGACGATTGCAGGGCTGCTGGACAGGGTAAAGGCAGCGCATGTTGCACGACGGGCAAAAAATCTGTAGGATTCTGGGAAGATTCCCGAAACGGACACAGGCCGGAAAATGCGATGGCAGATGAGCGACAGCCTGACGATCACTCTGAGGACGACCGCGAGGTTGTTCATTTCACCATGCCCGGGCTGTCAATCCGCATTACGGAACGTACTCTTGAGACGGTGGGCAAATACACGGGCAAATCGTGGATGGCGGTTGTTTTTGCCATTGCCATCGCGATCATCATCTATGCAATCAACGGTTTTGTGAGAGGTAGTGTGTGATGGATTTCACGCAAGAATTCTGGCACACGGCAACGGTCGCATGGGCCTGCGGGATCATCAGCGTTTTGTGTGCCGTGGAGGCATGGCGACAGCGGGCGTTCCGCTGGCAATTGGCTGGCGGAGTACTGGCAGGTTTGACGGGTGTTTTGTGTCCTGCGACGTTAACGCGGGGCTATTACGAAATGGTGGTTGTCAATCAGGAACTGGCGGCTGTGGTGGCTGCAAAACGAGCGGAGGGTGTGAGTCATGGCGGCATTGTACAGCTGGCTGCAGCAGACGTGGTCGAGTCTCGTGGCGGCGGCAGATTCGAGCGACGAACCTACACAGACGGACGATCCGAGTTATTCCGATCCGTGCCACCTATACCAAGACGCACTGGACGAGGAGCTGCGGTTGATGGATCTGCAGAACCAGCGTATCGCGGATTTATTGGACCAGTTTTGGAGCTGCCGCAGGCAATCGGGCGCGGCGTCGTCTACTGAAGAATTTCAGCGGCACAACGTCACGCAACAAAGCCTGAACGGGGCAAAACTGCTGCTGACGACCGCAGCAAATCGGGTGCGGCAGGTGGTGGATGAAATCGAGATTGTGACACAGCGGGAACAGCACGAATGAATGAGGCAGCACTGGACGCGGAATTGAGTTTGCCAGCATATGCGGGTCTGTCTGATCAGGCGGCCGCAGATGCGGTCATGGCGAAAATCGTAAGCGTCCGCAGGCCGGTGGAATCCGGTGTCCTGATGGATGCGGCGATGGCCTTGGGGGTGTGGGAGCGACTGGAGTCAGCGGCACCGCCACAGAGCACAGACCCGCCAGCCCGGTATGCCCGCACAATGATGACTCGGCTGAAAGAGCCGCGACCGGTGAATCTAGATCATCCGAGCGTCATTGCACTGGTGGCCAACTGCATTCAGTACAATCTGATGACGCAGACCGAGGCCGACACGTTGAATGCGTTGGGCAGTGTCAGCGAGTCGTGGGTGAATGCAAGTGGCGTGGGTGAGGTCGGCATCGGGGCCGTAATTAACAGCCGGCGACGAATTGCGGGAGGTGTCTGATGGCAAACGATATTCGCTGGAAGTACGGCACAACTGGCACAATCACGGCATCAGTGGCGAGCCTGGCGAGCGACACGAATCTACTGGCCGGGATCGAGTCGGCACCAGTGGACAACAGAACCGATGGATTTGAAGACCACATTCTGAGCGGAAAATTCACCACAGGCACCAGCCCGACAGCATCCCGGCAGATTGAGATATGGGCGGTCGCGTGGGACAGCAACGCATGGCCTGACGTATTCGATGGCACTTCGTCGGCTGAGACGATCACAAGTGCGGACATCAAAAACGCACTGTGTAAGGCTGTTGCAGTCCTGCCGACAAACAACACCAGTGACCGGACATACTCGTTTACTGGGGTCAGCATGAAGACGGTGTTCGGCGGTGTGCTGCCTTCGCAGTACGTGCTGTTTGTGGTGCATAACACGGGCGTCGCACTGAACGCCACAGCAGGCAATCACGAGTTGCGATATCAGGGCATCTACCCACAGGTGCAGACGTGAGCCTGACTGACGGCATCATTGGCTGCTGGAGTCCCTCTGTGCTAGGGTCAGGCTATTTGCTGCCTGATCTGAGTGGGCGAGGGAATCACGGTGTGCTGACGAATATGGATGCGGGCACAGACTGGCCCGGTGCGGCGGTGCGTGGTTCGCATGGGCGGGTGTTGGATTACGATGGGACGAATGATTATATCGACGCAAAAAACACGATGATCGGACGCACACAGCCACAATTCGCGTGCTCCATCTGGATGTTGGTTCGGGCGAGTTATGGGATCGCGGTATCCTGCAACTGGACGACGGGCTTCGTGTGGTACGTGATTCCGTTTCTGGGGGCGACTCCATTTGGCCAGCAGCAGATTTTCATCGGGTCCGGTGCCAGCGCAAACGCAACAATTCCCACAACGTTAAATGTGTGGCGGCATTATTGGTTTTCGTTTAACAACGGACAGACGCGAGCGGGATACGATGGGGTCCAGAATTACTCGGCGACCTACGGCAATGCGCCGTCATACGTGACAGCGTGGGGTAGTGCACCGCGAGATAATACCCGAATCATGATCGGCGGGTATGGCACTTCCGAAACCGTAAACGGGCAGATCGGCGAATTCACTTGGTGGAATCGGTCCGTGACTGCAGCGGAAATGGGTGAGGTCTACCGACAGGGCAACGGTGCAATCGGGCGACAATTGACAGGCCAAACGCGGCGGCGGGTGTATGGTTTTGTGCCTGCGGCAGGGGCACGACGGCGACGTATTTTAACGGGGATGGTCTGACATGTTTCTGAAGCAATCAACGTCCGCTGTTGTGCTCGTGGGTCCGGTTCTTGATGCGTCTGGCGTGGCTGTGACCACAGCCGTCATCGGCGATTTTACCCTGACGAAAAATGGCACGTCTGCAGCCATGGCGGGCAACACAATCAGCCACAGCCACAACGGGCACTACGCGATTACGCTGACCACGGGAAACACGGACACGATTGGACGGTTGACGATATCGGTGAACAACACGT